TCCTGAATCATCTATTGGTGGCCATTGAACTTCATCAACTTGATAATTACGATCAGGATTAACAAAGCCAACTATAACTCTATTATATTTTTCGTTTTTATCAGGTGTTGTTAATGAATAACCACCTATAATATCATCTTCAGTTAATGTGATTGAAGCTGTTCCTGTTGTTTCTATAACTAAACTATATTTACCAGATGAATAAGGAAGATAACCTCTACAACCTTTTATTAATTCTCTAACATTGTCTATAATATTTCTTGAAGTATCTAATGCAGTATTTGTATCAAAAATATTAATATCACTTCCACCAGAATATGGTGTTACTTGAGTTTCACAAACTAATGAAGCATCATAGAAAGATTGTAAATCTATTTCAGATGTTGTTAATCCTTTTCCATATCTAGTATTAGTTAAATAATCTAATAAGCACCATGCTGGATTAGTAGAATAAGATGCAGTTTGTTCTACTAAACTTGCATTATAAGTTTTAACTTTTTTACCTTGTATTTTAGCTTGTACTTTAGGAACTCCAGTAAATGCATCTTGATTCCATTTAAAACGAATTGCTAAATAACATAGACCAGATAATTTATGATTAGCTGTCCAATTAGTTAATGTTGATAATAATGTTGATGCTGATTGACCATCTGTTCCATAATGTGGCTCTAATCTAATTAAACTTTCTGAATCTTTATAAAAATTACTATCTGAACTATCTACTTCTACTGCTGTTCCATCAGAAAATCCTGATGCAAATGTAACTATTTTATCATCTATTCTTATTTCTGTAATATCATTGATTTCTCCCTCTGCCATTACAATAGCCATATACAGATAAGTGTTATCTGTTCCTGATGTTTCCATGAATACTCTAGTTCCACCAGTTAATCTTTCTCCATAGATTACAGGAATATTAGAGTCATTAGATTGTTTGTTAATTAATAATCCTCTTTCAAAATCATCAAATGAGTTAGTTCCAAAATCTTCTATTTCAGGAACTTTAGGTCTTAATATCCAAGATAAAAATAAACTAACACCTAAAGCAACAAAAGGATTTACTCCTATAATTTTTAAAACAGGAGATACTATTTTTCCTATAATTTTTCCTATTTTAAAACCCATTATGCTCTACCCCATTTAATATCTTGAACTGTTTGACTTGCAAAATCCATACCTACATCTGTGCTAAAGAATCTTTTTTGAGATGTATTGTTTGTTTTACGACCATTCTTTTTTTCAAAATCTGCCCAATGTGATACAATAGATAAACCAACTGAACTTGCTGTATCATTTTCTGATATACTAAAACTTTCAATATTTCCTTTATAAAGTAAAAAAGGGTCAGCAATTAAAGTATTAGAATCATTTAAAAAACCTCTATAAATATCAACAGTATCATTCGTAACATTCTCATTTAATACTGTAGAAATAAAAGTTTGATCTGCACCTGATAAGGTTAAATTAACTGTAGCTTTAGTTAAATCTGTTTGTTCGCTATGATTAGATATACCTAATATAAAATCTGATGCTGAATAGGTAACTGATGATCCTGATACTGATGATGTTAGCGAAAAGGAACAATCAGTAATATTAACAGGAGTACTGAACCCAATAGTGATAAGATGTACTGGTCGAATATCATTCGTTGCTAATTCTGTCTTTAATGTCGAAGTTAAGTTTCTCGTCATATTTCTCGTAAGTTGTTCTTAATACTTTCTCGCTATCTTTTACCATAACAAAACTAAAACTTCCATTAGGAATAGTATTATATCTTAAATCATTTTTAGTTTGATCTAATTCAGTTTCATCTACTACTTTTTCAGCAATAAAATCAGCAGTGACCCAATGTTTCACTAAATATTTTGTCATCTATAATGATTCTTCTACATCAAATTCAAATTGATATAAAGCATTACCATCTTTATCTGCACCTACTACTCCAAATTCTTGAATATCGTTATTTAAATAAACAGTAAATGGAACATCATCATATTGAATATCTGATGAAGAAACTGCTGTAGTTAATGGTGGTTCTATTGTAAGAGTTCCAGTTGAAATATCTGATTGATCTTCAACGACCATATAAACTTTAGAATGATTAGCAAACTTAATAAAATCTCCAGCTTTTAATGTGCCAGTTCCAGTTCCACCAATTGTAATAGATGTAGCACCAGCACTAGCTGTTCCAGTTGGTGTTCCACTAGCTGTACCTCTAGCATCTTCGACTTCTGGTGGGATTATTGTAAAATTTTCTTTGCCTGATCTTTGTTTAATTATAAATGCCATTAATTCTCCATAAACATCAGATCGTTTAGCTGTAATTATTCTAGCAGTAAATCCCCATCTTTGACCATCTATTTGTCTTGCAAGTTTTTTACCAGAAACAGATTTAGAAATAATAGTATTTTGAATTGATTTTATTCCTAAAGATTGAAATTGAGCAGTTGATATTGGAAATGAACCTGACATTAAATTATACTTCTTGCTCCTCTCTCATTAACAGCAGAATTAATTAATTGAGTTATAGTTCCTCTTGATCTAACTAATAATTCTTCAAAACCTGAAGCATCTACTGTATTAATATTAAAATTAACTGTAGTTTGTCCACCATTAGTTCCTCGAGCATTTTGAGTAATTTGTCCTGTTTGATTAGGCACAAATAATTCTGGCCCTCTTTCCCCCACCATTATTGGTTTTCCTTTTGATACTGTTCCACCATTAGCAAAAAATTTTAAAGATGAACCACCACCGCCACCACCCATTGCCATTAAAATTGCTTGAAGTGCTATTTGTTTTTTCAAAGAACTATTTTGATGATTAATTGCATCTACTTTTTCTTTTTCTCTATTTAATAAAAATTCATCAATAGTTTTTTCTACTAATTTTAAAGTGATTCTTTCTATTGTTTTAGCAACTATATCTACTAATAAACTTTGTGCTAATTCTCTAAAGTTTTTATTTAAACTTTTACCTAATACTAAAGATTCAGCAAGTGATTGTGAGAATTTAGAAGTAGCATTATTAATACCAGTAAATAATTCATTAGATAAACTATATTCATCATTAGATTTTTTAATTTTTTCTAATACTTCTTCTAATGCATCTTTTTGATTAATTACATTACCTTTAGTTCTAATAATGGCATCTTCATAAAATTTATAAGTTTTAATAACATTTTTTTGTTGTCTATTTAATTCTAAAAATTGTCCAGCAAAATCAACTTGACCTTTTGCAATAAGCATTAATCTATCATTATAAATATCTAGATTTTTAATAGCTTGTTTTAAATCTGCTTTATTTAATTCTTTAATATCATTAGCAAGAACTCCAATTGGGTCAACTTTATCTAAATTTTCAAGGTTAGGTGTACTATCTTTAATTTTTTTAGATAAATTATCGAGTGAATCTGAAATACTAATAATACCTCTTGCTAATTTATTTGCTAATCCAGTAGCTTCATTAAATGTTCCAGCAAGATTCAAAAAACTATTTTTCAATCTAGTTGTAGCTTGACCTATAGTTGGAGATAGTTGTTGAAATTTTTTATTAATATTATCTGTTTCTTTTAATAAAGCTGTTGCAATAATATCTGATGTGATTTTACCTTCAGAACCTAGTTTTTTTAATTCTCCTCTAGTAACACCTAATTCCTTTGCAAATATATCTAATAATGGTGGAATGTTTTCAGATATACTTCTAAATTCATCTCCTTGTAATCTTCCAGATGCGAAAGCTTGAGATAACTGTAGAATACCAGAACTAGCTTGAATAGAACCTACTCCAGCAATACCAATAACTTTGTTAACATTTTCTGTAATAGTTGCTAATTCTTTACTGCTTAAACCTAAATTTTTAGATTGTAATGCAAGTTTTTGATAAAGTTCTACTGTTTCAGAAAAACCTCCTCTAGTTCTTCTTGCTATTTCAAATAATTCACTTTGAACTTTATTTAATTCAAGTGTTGAGTTTGTAACTAATTTTAATCTGTTTTGTAAATTTTGAAATTCATTAGATAGATTAAAAAATTGTTTTACAACTATAGAAGAACCAATAGCAATTAAGGCATTTTTTAAATTAAATACA